TTATTAAATATTTCTGTATATAAATACGCTTGTACGTCATAGTGATACCAATACGCAGCTTTTTCAAACTTCTTAATATCGCTAGTTGTTTTAAGGTCTAATATATAATTTTCGTGTAACGCATCGTCTTTTGCTCTAAATGGTTTTTCTTGTACTAAACCAACTCCTGGATATTCCATTTTACAGCCTTTTAATATTTGCATAGCAGGTTCGTTACGGAATACTGCATCGGCTAAACGTTCAGCGTCTTGTTTTTCTTTTATAGTATAAACCTCTCCGTGTTCTTCTAGAGCTAATTTATATTTCTTGGTGTTTTTACTTTGTACGTCTACAAATATTTGTTTATGGAAATACTCTGGCGTTAGTACTAATAAGTGTAATAAATAACCATCTCTGAGGGCTTGTGAACTTTTATCATTTTTAGCATAAGTCATTACGTTATGATAAGTTTTAGGTGATTCTAATAATAATTTTATACTACTACTACTAAATGCGAACTTGTGCATAAAGCCATAGTAAAAGTCATCATCTAACATTTTAGACAATAGTTCTGTTTGGTTATAATATTTGCCGTCTAATAATTTTATTTCACTCATAAGTTATATCTAAGTCTAAAGGTGCGCCACAATCATACCCTTCACAATTTATATTATGTGGGTGGTTTAAATGTCCGCAAAAGTTACATTCAACATATTTCATAATACTTCATCTGTTTTATTATATACTAGTTTTATAGTTATATCTCCGCCATCGTAAGTATATATTTTATCTACTAAGGTAAATTCAAATATGAAACTAAACAAGTCAACGTTAATTTTACTACCGAACTCTGGCACAGTATCACAATCTAACCACAATACGTTTATAGTGTCGAGTAATTTATTGCCTACGTCGCTATCTCTTTCCTCGCCTAGTATCTCTGTTAAAATGTTTATCTTCATATTTTTTTAATTTTAATGCTAATTCGTTTTTTTGTTTTAACGACTCGTCTCGTTGTAATTTATATTTAACTAAACTTTTCATAGCTAAATCCCTATCGCGTTTTAATTCTATAATATGCCATTGAATATCTAAAAACGCTTCAATAACTTTTTTTAATTCGTTATTATTTTTAGCTTTTTTATTCCAATTATTTAATACTTCCAGCACTGTTGATATATTCATATCGCACTCATACTCTTTTATATAATCTAATTTTTTATATGCTTCTATTAAATCCTGCTTCATTATTAATATAACTTGCTAAACTTTCTTCTAATAAATATACTTCTTTTTCTTTTTTCTTTTTTGTCCACAGTGTAGTGTCAGGGCAATTTAGCTTATCTACTTCAGGCAGCTTAATTCTATTTAACCAAAATATATACATTCCTTGAGGGTCAAATACTAAATACAACTTATGTACGTTATCAGGCAAAGCCATAAGGTTTGCATATTTACTTTTTTCTAACATTTTAGTTTTATAGTATTTATACCTAAATTTCATTTCTATAACACATTCTTTTTTTTTGGGCGTTAATCCTTTAGCATCGAAATATTCATACTCACCTCCACACCAAGTTAGATTCCAGTTATCTAAATTTAATATTTCTACTACTGACTGTTCCCATTTATGTACTTCCTTTATATCCATTTTTGTAAACAACGTTAAGTTCGTCTACAAACTGTTGTATTCTACCGATGATATGTTCACCCCTACAAGTGCATAAACTTTCTAGTGGGTGATTAAAATACTTAGCGTGCAAACTTTCGATTAATTTTAATTCGTGTTTTGCTATTGTGTTGTTTTTTACGCCTTTAAACTTTGACCATTGATCATAGTCGTGTTTAATCATTTGTATCATCTTTTTATAATTATGTTAATTATTTTTTCTGTCAAATCCCCTAAGCCAATCATAATTTTTTATTTTATTTTCTATATGTTTTTTTACTTTTCTATAAGTATTCCAAAGCGATACATAACTTATATTAGTTTCCCTGCTTAATACTGAAATTTTTTTCCCTGCGCTTACTAACTGAAAAACACTTTTATCATACCAAGTAAGGTCGTCTAATAGTTTATTAAATTTTTCATCGAATATATTATAATCAATATGCGAAGGCGCTTTTGCTACTTCTTCAATATCACGAAGCTGACCATAATCATTTTTCATAAATTTTACATCTACTACTTTGCTTTTTTGTTCTTTAATTTTTAAATGCAAATATAAATGACGTAATATTTTATACACATACCAATAATTAATATCATCTTTATATGTCAGGTCTTTACCTTTTTTTGTCATTTCGTCTATTTTTAAATACGCTTCTTGCACTATATCTTCAGCAGTTACCCTATTACATCCAAAAGATACCACGACCCTAATCCAATCATTATGTTTTTTATATGCTTTTTCAAGAATCACGTTTTTCTACTAAATGTAGTAAATTTTTACCATTCAAACTAAAACCTACATTATTACTAATTGATTTAAACTCAATAGGGTTTTCTAATGGAGTAGGTCTGCCGCCACTGTCTATTTCTTTTATTTTAATTACCGCTAAATAAGTACTAGTCCAAAACTCTGGGTGGTTAGTGTACCTGTGTAATATTAAAAAGTTATCAGATTTATTTAAAAACTTTCCACCACCTTCTGCTGAACCTGCACTGGGAGGTGTAATGTAATTTGCAAAAGGGTGGTTCATAGGGTGCCTGTGCCTTAAGGCTTCTGTTACTGCGTGAGTAACTAAATATATAGAACATTTATTTTTTCTACAAAATAATCGCATATCACTTACTACTGCATAATCATATTCGTGCGCACCGTGTGATTTCATTGTTTCTTTATCTCGTAGTAAACTATTATAAGGGTCTATCATTAAAGCTGAATAATCAAATGTTTGTTTTACTTCTTGGGCTTTAGCTAATAATTCGCTTGCAGTAAAAACTTCATCTATATTTATATATTTAAAATGTTCATCTACCCATTTTAATTCTTTTTTCCAAACGTCGTTAGATATTTTATTAAATGGTAAACCTGTTCTAAATTCTACAAGTTTTTTACTTATGCTTGTAGCTTCGTTTTCTGCGCTATAAATTAAATATTTTAAACCATAGCGTACAGCGTACAATAATAAAAGGAAAAGTAAAGTTGTAGTTTTACCAGTTGATGCGTGACCAAGAACAATATTAAACGATCCAAACTTAAAACGCCAATATTCATCTATTTCTTTTACACCTAAGGCTAAACCTTCTTTAACCTTACCATCCCTTATATCTTGTAGTTTATCAACTTGCGTTTTATACGTAACTAAATTAGAATGGTAAGCCGTCGTCTTCATCTTCTCTATCAGGGCTGTGTTGGCTTGACGTTATTTCTTTTTTGTACGACAGGTCGTCTAGTTTTCCGTATAAATTACCAGCTTTACTTGTTTTTACAGTAATATCTAGCTTGTTATTGTTTTGTTTTAGGTGTTCTTTTACCTTATCTAATTCAACATAATTTCTAAGTTGATCTAAATTTATTTGCACTTTAAAATCTATATATTTTTGGGTGCCTTTTTTATAATATATTCCGTGAGTAAAATCAGGATTTATTTCCTTGTTCATTGTTTTGCGGTTTTGATGTTAATAAATTGTAATATGCTATTGTTACTTGCCCAATAGAACTTAATAATTGGCTTTGCGCTGCTGCTTGTTTTTGCTGCGTTTCTTCAGCCGATTTACCTTTTAGCTTTAAAGTACTTTGCCAAGCATCGCTAGTAACTGTTTCAAAACCAAGTTTTGATGCTACTGAAAGCGCAATACTTTCTTGTTGTGTTAACTTTTGTTCTGTTTTAGGTAATTTAAGGTTATCTGTTTTTTCCATATCTAATGTACCAAATTGTCTTATTTTGTTAAACATTTCTTTTTCGGTAAGCAAGTACACTACTTCATTACCTGTGCTATAAGGAAACGCTCTTTGTAGGTTTGCCTTAGTTGATTTAATATTAAATACAGGTGCGTGACCATTAGCCATATGCACTGTGTATTCGGTTCTTACAATTTTATCAGCACCTTCCCAATCTTTACCTTGGTCGATAGCTTTTATAGTAGATTTGTATTCTACTTTGTCGGTTATTACTTTAGTTTGTGACATAATTATTTATTATTTGTTTCTGTGATTTTAGTAGCCCAAAATAACTCTTCCTCTAATTTACCTATTTTTATTTCTAAATTGTCGATTAATTGAGTTAAAGTTTCATTTTCTTCTTCTAACGCTTCAATGCGCAACCTACGATATTTTAATTCATCGTTAATAAAGCCATTGGCTTGTGTTCTAATAATTTCTATGTTTTCGTGTGTCATTTTTTTAATTATTTACGTAAAGTTATTAATTTTTTTTTATAAAAAGCAAATAATTCTTCAATTTTTTTTGTTTCAAGCCTTTCAGTTGACCTACTTTTTTGAACTAATTTATCTGCTGTACCCTTACCAAACCTCGCGTCTAGAGCTTTCCCATATTCGTATTGTAAACCATTTAAAAATCTGTTACAATATTTACATTGAGGAAATACGTTCAATTCATCGAAGCGAACAATAATATGCCTGCGGCTAACAAAGTGACCAGCATCAATATCTTTATAATAATAAGTTTTTCCACACGTTATACATTTACAATTACCTGAATGATCTGCGTGTTTTAATCTTATGTATTCACTAAATACTCTATCTAATTTTTTAATTATTTTACTTCGCATATATATAAATATATATATAAATATATAATAAATATATATATAATACTATGTATATATATTATAGCTTTTGTATTTTTTCAAAACTACGACCACCAAAATATGCTCCTATTATAAGTAATAATATTTGGTTAATAGCACCTAGTTCATACTTTAAAAAAAAGCCTGCAGTATATACTATTGCAAAGAATACTAGGGTTAATGGTCTTACGTTTTTGCTAAGCCACGAATCAGATAATGCATCAGCTTCCCATCTACGAGTAACCGATTCCATCTCTTGTAACTCTATTTCGAGCATTTTAAGAGCAGTTTCCTTATCAGGTTGGGGTAAGGTATCATCTTTAATAATTAAGTTCTTTAAAACGCCCAGAACACCCTTATCAGGAATCGTCTCTGCTAGGCTTTGAAATACTCCTGACTTCCCCAGTAGAAACTGACCTAGTTTTGTTTCCTTGAACTTTTTTCTTTTTTTGCTCATTGTTTACTTTTTTAGGTTCTTTATAAACTATTAAACCTTGATCCTTAGTATTTCTATATACTTGACCTCTATTTAAACCTTCTACATAACTACAATGTATCCAATTAGGACTATCGTCACCGAACTCCCATATTAATACATCAAACTTTAAATTATCTTTTATGTAGTTAAATATATCTTTGTTAGATACATCAGTACCATCGTTGTCTATATCTATAGCTTGTCCAGTAATGTGTTTGCTATGCGATGTTCCACCTACTAAACCATTTAATCTTTCACACCTATACATACTAGATACATATATTGGTTTTTTAAAGTGGTCTCTTATGGGTTGAAATATTTTTTCAGCAGTTAGTTTTAAGTTATCTATTTCTATACCGCTAGGTGTGTTATCTATGTGTCTGCGTTTCGCAGTTTCAGATCTACACGCTTCGGCTAGTGTTAAATTTTGTGATAGTTTCATCCTATATAGT